CAAATATTATGGTCTGGGGATGCAAGTTTCCGACTCTCACTTTATTATGTTGGAGATTATGAAAAAGTATATTGGTTTGACATCGTTATTATTGTTGAGTAGTTGTCCTACATGGGCGCCCGCTACGACACCATGTAATTATGAACACCTCATAAACTCTTCATACGTTTATACAATCCAGAACACAAAAGAATTCAAGAAGGAAGTATTCCCATATGTGGATGATACCCGAAAGTGTGTCATTTCAATGTGGGTTGTCATCAAAGATAAAACATACCCAGCACAAGGTGATTATGTATTTGGGCCTGATATGAGTGAAACGCAGGCGTGTGAGTTTGCTGAGAAGAAAGCAAAAGAACAGGTGATACGAGAAGTGTCGCCTGTTAAGTTGTCTTCCAATACTGACCTGTCATGCATCAAGAGAGATGTAGTAGAACAGGAACATAAGGAAGTCGTTGTGAGTAGTGAGGTCGTTGAGGTTCGTCCTGTTGGAGTTGCTGATAAGTTCAAACCTATCAGACAGTCTTATAGTCCAGACCCAACATACTACTATTATGGAAACTATGACAGTGGGAAACTAACTCTTAGTAATGTACTGTCATTATTGTTAGGGGGTATGTAATGTTTAAATTCATATTCGGTATTGTTGTGGGTATTATGCTCGTCACCTATTATCCAGAGATTACAACAATCACCACTGATTGGTTTATAGATAGTGGTGTTCGTGACGAAGTAGTTGAAACTTTAGAAGGGATGAAGTAATGAAAAATGTGATTATGATTGGTGCAATGGCGTCTTTACTTGCTGCCTGTTCTAGTAACAAGGTTGCAGTGATGGATTCACCACCACCGCACTCTGGTGTTGACAAAGAAGTTTATGAGTACAAGTCTAAACTTGCAAATCAACAGGTGAAGAAGATGCCTGAATGGTATACTAAAATACCAGAGGATGAAGAAGCGATTTACGCAGTTGGTACTGCTGTATCACCAGACCTACAGTTGTCTAATGATATTGCAATCCTACTTGCAAAGAGAACACTCGCTGACCGTATCAACGGTGAACTACGTTCTCAAACAAAGTCGTTTATGTCAAAGATTGGCACAGACGCAAACAGTTCAGTCTTGAATGAGATTGAGACAGTGACTTCAAATCTGATTGCAGATGTAGATGTCGCTGGTTACAGGGTGAAGGAATCTGAAGTTGTAGTCAACGGTACAGAGTATCGTATGTATGTGTTACTTGAGTATTCAAGTGCAGAGGCAACTAAGATTTTGATGAACCGTCTTAAAAGAGAGAAACAATTGTTGTCTAAGATTTCTGCTCTGAACGCTTTCAAAGAACTTGATGATAAGGTCAAGGAAAAGGAAAGTGATGACCAGAAAGAACTAGATACTATTGTTAATTCAATAGAGGGATAGTATGTACATAAAAGTAAGAAACGGAGATGTCAACGGTGCAATTCGTGCTCTCAAAAAGAAACTGATGCGTGAAGGATTCTTTCAAGAGTTAAGAGCTCGTGAATCTTTCATGTCAAAGGGTGAGAAGGAACGAAAACAACGTGCCGCTGGTCGTAGACGTTGGTTGAAGAAACAGGCAAAACAAAAGTTAGAGAGAGGTTACTAAAATGCCTAGACGCAAAATGACCCCAGAACAAAAAGAAGCAGCCGCAGAACGGTTGCGTCTTGCAAGGGAAAAAAGGTTGCGTGAGAACCCACCTAAGTATTCTAACGTACACCCTAGTGTTCTTGCATTACCAGATGAACATCCATTCTCAAGAGTGAATGTCACAAAGTATATCAAAACACAAAAGGGTATGTTAGCAGGATTGCGAAGTGCAATCCGTAGTAAGGTGAAAGGTGCAATTGCTGAAGAGGCATCAACCAAAGCATATATTCGTCACTGCGAAACGTATTTGCGAAATGGTGATTGGTGTGATAACTACTATGGTGAGTACCAAGAAAAGAAAGTTAAGTGGGTGACTATTGTGCCTGCTGGAAAGGTGGATAATGACGGATGATGAGACACAGACTAACATCGTGCAGTTTCCACGAAAGTATGTCGGAGTAGCACCAAAGGTTACTAACTTTGACGCAATGAAACTAAACAAGGAGTTGCAGTTCGCTGACGAATTGACAGATGGTATTATGGTTTCGATGATACATAACATGGATGAAAATGATGTAGAGATTACTGATGGTAATTTTATACAAGACATCGCATTTCTGTCAGAGGCACTAAAGGCAACAATTTATAGAGATAGAGGGTTTACCCATCCTTTTCAGAATTTGATTGAACTAATATCAAATGTGACTTATGATGAAGAGGAGAAGAAACACCATGTGAATATGGATATGGAACTGATAAGAGAATTATCAGAAGACTTCACGGATGACCCCCCAGATAAAGCGTAGGTGAAGAAAATGATATTGGTAGATATGAATCAAGTGACATTATCGAACCTCATGGTTCAGATTGGGTCAAAGAATGCAGTTGACCCAGACTTGGTTCGACACATGGTTCTCAATTCTTTGAGAAATTATAGAAAGCAGTTCGGTGAGGAATTCGGAGAACTGGTACTATGTTATGATAACAAAACAAATTGGAGAAGAGAATACTTCCCTAATTACAAACATGGTAGACGCAAGGATAGGAAAGCATCCAAACTGGATTGGACTGAAATCTTTGATACTCTACACATGATTAAAAATGAATTACAAGAAAACTTTCCTTACAAAGTGCTTGAGGTAGAGAATGCAGAAGCGGATGACATCATTGCATCTGTGGTCGAGTATGTTGCAGAAGAACCATCACACTATGAAAAGGTATTAATTCTGTCTGGTGACAAGGACTTTATTCAATTACAAAAACACAAGTTCGTTACACAATACAGTCCGACACTCAAGAAGTTCGTGAACGGTATTGACCCAGACGTATACATCAAGGAACATATTTTGAAGGGTGACCGAAGTGATGGAGTACCAAACTTCCTGTCGCCTGATAACACATTCGTGGAAGAGATTCGTCAACGTCCGATTTCAAAGAAGAAACTCGCAACGTGGATTGAGTTAGAACCAGAAGACTTCTGTACTGAAGATATGATGCGAAACTATCAGCGGAACAGAACACTTATCGACTTGTCATACGCACCAGATGACATCAAAAAGTCTTGTGTAGGTGCATATCTAAATAGTACCGTAAATGATAGAAGTGGTCTATTGAACTACTTCATAAAGAAACGGTTGAAAACATTAACTGAAAATATTGGAGACTTTTAACATGGCAGTGAATACATATACCCCTCTTATGCATGAGGTGTTGAAAAAAGTTCATAATGCAAAAACTAAGGAAAAGAAGATTTCTATTCTTAGAGAAAACGATAGTGATGCTTTGAGAATGATGATTAAGTCATCATTTGACCCCAACATCTCTTGGGTAATCCCAAGTGGCGATGTTCCCTACGAAAAGAATGATGCACCAGATGGTACTGAACACACTATTCTCGCACAGGAAGTGAGAAAAATGTACCATTACATCAAAGGTGCAGATAACCAAACCCCACAATGGAAGAAGGAACAAATGTTCGTTCAGATGTTGGAAGGTCTTTCTGCTGGAGAAGCAGAAGTGGTCTGTCATGCGAAAGACAAGAAGATGCACCAAGTGTACAAAGGTCTTTCTGCGGCAGTAGTCAAGGAAGCATTCGGATGGAATGACAATTTTGTTCGTCCATAACTCCTTGACATTTAAGAACTTTTAGAGTACTATGAATAAAGACTTGGTAATGAGGTTGTTATGAAACGGAACTCAACTCCTCTCTCTCTCACTTTAAGGAGTTCTGATTCGCAAGTGATTCGCTAAAGTCTTTGGGGGTGACCAGATGTCACCCCCTTCTTTCGTTATAAACCCTTGATTTTATTACGCTTATTTAGTTCATTTTTCCCCTTGACAATGTTATCAAAACACCTTATACTGTAAAGGTAATGATGAGAAAGAGAGATTTTATGAATTACGTTATCGGAAAAGGTGG